CCCCCCCCCCGGCCACTATGCGCGTCTTTAATATGGCTTGCTGGATATTCATAGCCTTAACAGTCTTAATCAGACTGCCTATGCCCATCGCCGCCATGCCTATTTGTGCCGTCAAATCCACATAGGGCCTTACATCCGTGTAGATAGCCGACAAATCTATAAGGCTGGTTAGTCCGTTCTTTATATTTTCCTGCGCCTGTATCTGCCTCTCCTGCTGCTCTGCCGTTCCCTGCGTAGCCGCTTTCACTGCGTCCATGTTCAGCTGTATGCTTGCCAGCGTTTTTATATACTCCAGTCCTGCATCTTCGCCCGGCCCACCGAAAATGTCAGCTATGGCAGTGCCTACGGCTGCGCTGCTTGCCGGTAGCTCGTTCAGCTTGGCTGCAACCATCTGCATAACGTCAAACGTGGTTATGCTCCCGGCTTGCAAGTCCGCCTGCACCTGCTCTGCGGATATGCCTATGCTATTCAACGCATCGGCAGTGGCTGTAGTCATTTCGCGTATGCGCAAATTACCCTCCTTGATAACATCCACGCCCTTGTCGGAAAATATGCCCTGCTGTGCAGCGTTGGTCGTAATGGCTACAAAATCCTCCGCTGATAGTCCGGCTTCCTTGAAATAGCGCGGATATTCTTTCAGTGTGTCCAGAAATTCGCCGTTTGCGTTTGCTCCACTAACAAACCCATCCTGCACTAACTTCATCGCATCGTCTATGCTAATGCCAAACGCTTTAGATAGGTTGTTTGCGGACTGTAGCACCTCGTTAAAGTCTGCGCCAAAATGTTCTGCCACCGCCTGCACGTTGTTGCGCAGTTTCAGCATTTCATCGCCTGTTTTCCCTGTCAGCTGCGTTATCATTATATTAGCCGACTGTAAGCCCCTCATGCGGTCTGAAAACTGCGACAAAGCGGACGAAACATTGCCGATAGTGTCCGTTATGGCACTAATCGCCTGTACGCCTTGGCTCCAGTTTATCAGCGACTTTTTAAGGTTGTCTGACTGCGTTATGGTGGACTGTATTACCTTTTTCAGCCCGTCCGCATCGGTTATCAGTTCCTTAAACTCCTTGCTGTCGCCGTCTATCTTGAATGTTATGCTAATAGTGCTTTTGCCTGCCATAGCTGCTGTTATATAAGTTCGTCACCTAATTTCTTTACCAAATCGGCCATCCGTTCACGCTGTTTATCCGGCGTAATCCGTGCCTGCTGTTTCTTTGCTTTCGCCTTATCCCACGGAAAAGGCAGTAACTTTTCCGGCGTTACCTTGTGCCGCTTATCCAAATGCGGCTGTATAACAATGGTAGCCAGTAGGCGCATCCGTTGCCAGTTGTCCTTAAAATCAGTATCGCGCTGCTCTGCATAGGCTTTATAGACTGCCGCAAATTCTTCAAAGTCCAATTTGCAGAAATCGTCATAACTTAGCCGTATGCAGCCCAGCGCGACACCTAATAAATCAAATATGCCGTAGGGCTTCAGCTTTTTTTTTCTAACCCATCTGCATTTTCTCCATTTGTACCGTTGTTCTGCTGCATCTGGTTTGCCCACGCCGCCATATCTTCGGGGTCTAACGCATCGGCAAACTCCAAAAGCGACATTTTGAAATCCACGCCGTCCGCAGCCGAAGCGGACGCGACACAGCAGTACAGGTATGTACATAAGTCGGCTAAACCGCTGTTGGTAATCTCCGTTACCTCCTTGCCGGTTTCTTTCTTGAAACGCAGCATAGCCCCCATAGTCGGCCTACAGGGGTATGCCTTTCCGTTAATCGTAACCTCGACTTTTGCCATATTCTCAACCTCCTACGCCGGGTGCGGCATTTTCAGTAATAGCACTTTCATCAAGTGAGGTAGGCTCACCGTCATTTTCCAGACTGATACTATAGGTGCTGTCATCCTGCGCCGGGTCTGTACGCTCCAGCGAAGTAATAACGCAGCCACCCTCCAGATAGGGTTCATCGCTGTTATCACGTTCCATGCACTTAACCGTTACCGGCTTGCCAGCTTTCCACAGCGCAAACAGGGTCTTAAACCCACACTCGGTTTCGTCATAGAATACCAGACCCTCGGCACTGATAGAGTACGACAAACCTACTACGCCTTTCTTCTTCCACAGTCCGCTGCTTAGGGGCGCGGACGCTATAGGCTTAACCGCACGCTCTTTGGTTTCGCTGTTGAATGTGGTAGTGTGCGTAGTGCAACTTCCAACGGCTTTGCCGTTTACATACAGCAGCATATCGCTACCGTTACAATATCCGCTTTTTGCCATATTCTTTATATCTTAACATTAAACACTAATTGCTGTACATAGGCATCGTCCTGCCATGCTTCCTCGCTGTCTGCCAGATAGCAGCTGCGCATAACCAAACCGTCTTTCTCGCCCTGCGCTCCATCCAGCGCATCGCGCACGGCTTCCGCCAGTTCCACGCCCTCCGTATAGTGCTGCGTATAGCAAAGTATCTCAATGCCCACCGTGTCAGCACCGCGCCTGCCTTTTGCCGGTTCCTGCTCCAGTTGTGTACGCCTGTACACTATGTATGGCAGTTCCGCGCTATCTTCCACCACTGGAAAGACTTTTTTTGCACGTGCGGCCACTTCTGCGTTATTAACCAGTATATCCCGGATAATTTCACCGGCACTTAAACTTGACTTACTTACACCCATACTTTTGCGCTATCTTTAAGACATTATCAGTTACCATATCGTGAATGTCGGCAGTAACAGTATCTCTTACGTCATTCAGCGTTTGTGTCATAAAACCGTAACGCCTCATGCGTCCCGTCCTGTGTGCAGACCTGCGCCGTGCGGCACGTTTGCCGCCGTTTCCTTTGGTCTTTCGCTCCTGCGTTCCCTCTTCCACCCAGATTAACACCGGCTTTTTGAGGCCTTGGCGGTTCGTGTGAAATCCTGCTTCGCCCTTGCCATTCTTCCCGGCTTTCTTTGTGCCTACCGTAACCCGAAATCCGGCTTTGCGCTTGAATACTATCGCACGCACGCCCTTTTCCAAATCCTTGTTAGAACGGACGCTGTTACGCAGATTGTTTATCGCCGTCTTTCGTACTTTGTTGGCTTCCCTGCGAAAGCCGCCCTTTATCGCTTGTAATCTGCGTTTTGGCTCCAGTTCAGCAAATAACTGCTGCAAATTCCTATCATCGTAGGCTACACTTCGTGCCATAATGGTAACTATTCGTTTACTCGTTCACATAACAGGGTTTTATAGCCCCTTTCCAAATTCGGCACTATGTTCGTCACGGTATAAAGATAACCGCCCAGCTGCTGCACCCTCCAGTTTTCCTGTACCGGGTGCGCATCCCGTATGTTAAATTCTACGGTGTAGTCTGGAAAATGCTCCCCGACTTCCTCGCTTCGGCTACCTGTAGCCCTAACCCTTTCAGCCCATACGGTGCGTGTCTTAGTATATTCCACCTTTTCAGCACCCATGCGGTCTGTGGTTCGCTTCGGTTCCAGTAGTTCCAGCTTATATTTCAGTGCGCCTGCCCTCATTCCGTAACGTCATCTACCAGTTTGCGATAAGGTTTAATTAAGGCTTGCAGTGTATATGGCACTTCCGCCATCTGCACGCCGCTAACGGCTTCGCGCTGGTTGTACCAGTGTCCGGCAATCAATAAAACTGCCTGCTGTAACGTAGCCGGTAAATGCTCACCGTCCCCCATTGCCAGCAATTCATCTGCGCTGCGGTTGGTAGCGGTCGTTACATATTCTTCCGCTGCCTCCAGCAACTGCGCCAAATACTGGTCATCATCGCTAAAGTCATCTGCCCGGACGTGCGATTTAAGTAGTGCTATATCCACTGTAGCCATAATCAAACAATCTTATAAAACTAAACCTATATTCCTAATCTCATTAGCCGCCTACACCTGCCGAAGCCTTAACCTTTGCCAGTGCAAATGCTTCGCTGCGCAGCGTGGTAGTGCCGTAGTTCACATTAAGCACGAAATCCACAGCGTCTTTACGTGCCTGGCTGTACGGGTCAATGATAAACGAAATGTCGCCAAATAGGCCCATAGGCTGGTATCTCCAATCGCCCAGACCTATATAGCCCTCGCCGATATAATTTGTGGTAAATACCGGCAAACCTGCGATATGGTCGTTTTCGCAAACCATAATACCACTGCCTGCGTCTTTCGGTGTAGCCTCTGCGATAGCTTTCTGGGCCTTTGTCATAACCCAGCACAGGTGTTCGCCGTCCACTCCAGTAGCCAGTACCTTTGCTTTTAGGCTGTTAAACTCCTTAAACGTAGGTTCTTCGCTTACCTCTACCGCGCTACTTGCCAGTGCGACAAACGGGCCTACCAGTGTAGTAGCGTTTGATACCTTTGTGGTGCTAAACAAAATCTTGTTCAGCAGCATAGTAATTGAAAGCGGCATCAGACGTTTTACAATCATTTCTACCACTCCCTCGGTCTGGTTAATAGCCTGCCGTGTAACCGGGATAGCGATACCGATACGCTGCGGCGAAGCGGTCAGTTTAGACATCGAAATTTCGGTGTCGGTCAGTGCCACGCCCTCACCCTGTATCGTTGCCTCCACAGTTTCGTAGGTTGGCCAAATGTAGTCACCGGCCAGACCGGTAGGCATAGGCAGACCGACTTTATCCAAAATCAGCCCCTCTACCAGCGGGTCTAAAATGTCCTGCATCTTCACCGGCACGATACCGCCTGTGGTCACGTCCGCCACCATCACCAAATTACGCATCAGCATAATTTGTGTCTGTCGGCCTGCGGCTACGTTCTCGCGGATAATGCGGTTAGCATCTTCCACCGTAGTAGCGTTTTCGCGCAGATGCTCTACTGCCAGTGCCTGCATCTTCATTTGCAGCAGCTGGTTTTCCCTTACCAGCGCGTTATACTCTGCGGTTTCCGCTTCTGTACGCTCGCGCTGCTCTTTTTCGCACAAATCCGCAATCTCGTTAATGCGGTCGCAGTTAGACTGGTATTTGTCTACTAACTGTCGTGCGTTTACTGTTTTCTTCGTTGCTGTTGTCTTTGGCATACTCTAAAAAACTTTTATGGTTAAACTTATGTTATAATAATTGCGCAGCAGCGCGGCGCATTTCGCGCACTTGCTCGCGCAGCTTATCTTCGTTCTTCGGTTGCTCTGGTTCTGGCTCCGGGGTGCGCAGTTCCTTAAACAGTTCCCGCGCTTCCGCTTCGCAGTTAGTATCGGGATATGCCGGGTCAGCTGCCAGCGTAAAATCGTATATCCCGGTAATCACATTAACCGTGTAGGTTATCACCGTCTTTCCGTCCACCCTCTGCACGTCACGGGATACATACGCGCGGTCGTAGTAGTGCGTGCTAAACATGAAGCTACAGCCGGATATGTCGCCGCGCCTAACCAGTTCCAGTGCTTTGTCACCGTCCACCGTCTTAGGTGCTTCAAACTCGAAATATACGCCTTTGTCATCCACGCCGTAGGTCAGTGTACCGGCTCCGTTCTTGCTCCGGGCTAAAATCAGCTGCCTATCGTGAAACATGGTCATCTTTATATCGCAGCCGTCCAGCAGTTCTTTAGTTACTGCGCCCGGTGCGATAACTTCCCGTGCTTCCTCATCGTCATAGTCGTACAGCGGTGCGGACGGCACGCCAAACAGTATAGCGTAGCCGGTAATCGTTCTGCTGGCTGCTTCGCCCTCCTGCGCCTCCCGTACCCGCAAATCGGTAACGGTGTGCAGTATTCGGTTTACTACCGTGTTCTTATTCTTCGCCATTGTTGTTATCTCCGTTTTCGTCCGGTTCCTCAGTGGTGCCGGACTGGTTAGTATCTGGTTCATCCGTTGCCGGGGCTGGTTCTGTCGGTGCTGGCTCCGGTTCCGGCTGCTTGGTGTGTTCCTCTATGCTCTTTAGGTTGGCGGATACCAACACAGTATCGCCGCCCTCTACGGCTGGCTTGTTTTCTTCCTGTCGCCATTCATTCACCGTGTACAGCCCGGCGGCTATCGTCTGGGCTTGGTACTTAATCCGGCTATCCAAATCGCACGCATACAGCCCACGCCGGTCAAACTGGAATTTACGTTTGCAGCACAGATTAGGCGGTACTAACTTCCGGTGCAGTTCCACTTCGATTTTGCGCAGCACCGGATTAAGCGTGTTAGTGAGGAAAGCCACGTTAGCCATTTCCGCAGACTTGTAGTTATTGCTGGTGTCATCAAACACAAAGGACGGATGCACACCGAAAAAACGGCATATCTCGCGCACGTTAAATTTGCGTGTTTCCAAAAACTGCATATCCGTACTGCTTAACGAAATCGGGCTAAACTGCACCTGCCCCGGTAATGATACTATGCGCTCACCGCCTCTAAACCTGCTATCCAAATCGGTAGCCGTTTTTTCCAGTTCCTTGTCTTGGTACTCACCAAAGCCACGCACGCCGCTATCGTTGCTGACAATTCCACGGACATTACCGCCGTTGGCAAACCGGTTTAGCGTTTCTTGGTCGCCTGTGCTGGTTATATCCAGTGCTATACGTGCGTAGGCTATGGTAGATAGCCCGGTTTTTCCGTCTATGCTGTAGTTCTTTATGTGCAGTACTTCGCTTTCATCGTACACGCCGCTAATGCCTGCGTAGACATCGTTAATCGTGTAGGTGTCATTAACCGTATCATGCGCCACGGTCGTAGGGTCTACCAGTGCCAGACGTGCCACGGACATAGTAATTAGGTCATAGACCGGCACTATGTAGGCGTTTCCCCTCAGCAGCAGATAGCGTACCACCTGCTGCCAGAAGTCCACAGCCGAAAGCCATTCGCACGGCTGCACGTTCAGCAGATAGTGCATACGGTCGCTGCGGTCTTCCACGAAAATATCGCCCTTTTTGCGCATATACTGGACTGGTAGCATCGCTACGCTGTCTGCCAAAAGATTAACACAGCGGTAAACGGTCGCTATGTTCAGCGCATTAGCAGATGCAAGCAAAGGAAAGCCGCCGCCGGTTCGGGGTGTCCGCCCCGCCGGTTCCTGCTTCGCCTGTGCAGGCTCGCTGCGCCTAAACAAATTCCGTATGTTAATCAAAATACCCATCGCAAAATATAATGTTCTTCTACCTTACCCGGAAAACGCCGTATCTGGTACCAGCCCCCAAAAAAAATTATCGCTCATAGTCGATAAACAGACGCATACACATCAGCATGGTTATCACTCCGTCTATTTTCTGGTTCGCTTTGCGCTTCACCGGCTTGCAGTTCTCCAGCTTGTCACTATCCAGCACAGCATTTCCAAAGCAGTAGGCGTTAATAGGATTGTCGTTTATGAAAACATGGCCTGTCTTTGCCCCATGCTCGAAACTTTCCACCGGTGCGGTAAACACTCCGTAGGTCTGCCGCACACCCTTAATCACGTTCCCGGCACCGGACGCAGCCAGCATATTAATAACTTCCTGCGACTTCCACGGGTCATATCCGATACCCAGTACCCGGACGTGCTGGTTAAGGTACAGCACATAATCCACTATGCGCCGGTAGTCTATCACATCGCCATCGGTCAGCATTAAAAATCCCTTTTCCGCCCATGTCCTGTACAACTTTTCGTTTGGGTGTCCCGGCAGTGCGCCGGACGGGAAAAAGTAGGCGGTATGGAAATAGAAATTTTTGTGCGTGCTGTCGTACATTCCCATAGTCACCGCGCTAAAGTCATCGCTTTCGCTTAGGTCTATGGCTACCATCGCATCCGGTCTGCCCTTGATGCCGTCTATGCTTATCGGTCTGCTGATATGCCGTGCCAGCGTGCTACTAATCCAGCTGCGCTGCTCATTCTCTGCATAGGTGTTAAGCAGCTTTGTACGAAAAGCTAACATAGCCTCACTGCCGTTACGCAGCGCGTTTTTGTATTCGTGCCTGTAGAAGTCCAGACTAACCGTTACGCCTAAATGCGGGTGTACCTTTCGCCATGTGCTTTCCTCATCTTCCGGGTCGTCTAAATCCGGCTCGAATATGTGGGCAAATAGGCTGTCATCCTCATACTCTCCCAGCAGCACGGATTTGTAGCCCTGTAGCATTTCGTAAAACGGGCCATCGAATACATCGGACGCGGTGGTTATTATCACAGTCAGCGGATTTTCCCGCACACCCATAGACGTAGTTAGTACGGTCAGCAGTTCGCTGTCCCGCGCTTGGCTAAACTCATCCATGATAACCGTACTGGCGTTCAGTCCGTCTTTCGTCCGGGCGTTGGCGGTCAGACATTGGGCAAAGGCCGTGCGGTCTTTCCTCCGGCTCTTTACCGTCTGCTCGTTGATAACGTACCGGCGTTCCTTTGGGTCTAACTTCCGCATACAGCCACGTATCACGTCAAAGCATTTTTTCGCTTGGTCGTTGCTGTTGGCGGCTGTGTAACTCTCTGCATTGTTATCACCGTACAGCAAATCATATATGGCCAGGGATGCAGTGCTGGTGGTCTTGCTGAATTTGCGCGGCACATACAGCACCACTTCCCGGACTACCCGCCTGCCGTCCTGCCAAAAAGCAAAGATGCTGGCAAACTGGAAATACTGTACCGGGGTCAGCCGGTACCGCTGCTGCCCGGCCTTGCCGGGAAAGTACAGACTTTCGTAGAAGTCGCAAAACTGCCACACCTCCGTAGCGTTGATACCGTACTTATCGCACAAATGGAAAAACCGGGCTACTGCCAGCTGCTCGTATAGGTTATGCGCCTCCGGGTCGCCCGCCACTTCGCGCACATAGTCATCTAACCGGCTATCCACTTCGGTTAGTCGGTACCGGTCTATGTCCGTGCCAGCCAGTAGCCCGGTCACTTCCTCTTTGGCTTGCCTCAGCCTGTCTTTTTCTTCCTCTGTCATTCAGTCGTACCGGGTTTGATTATCTTTGGCTGCTTGCGTTTCTTGGTCAGCTTCTTTGTAATGTCTACTAACGGGTCATCCTCAACCTCTCCGGCCAAATCTTCGGCGGTCAATCCTAAAGACTTCATTTGCCGGGTTATCAGTTCCTGCGCCTCTTTGGCGATTTTGAAAACCGGGTGCGGTGCCAGCTTCTCGCCGTAGCGTGTCTTTTCCCACACGGTCGTTTCGGTCAGCCCGTCTATCTGCTCGTTAGCCATTTCCAAATTACGCATCGCGCTGGCTAATGATAAAACCTGCATATCCAGACCTTTGCTATACAGCCGGTGCGCTTTTAGCACCTTGATTATCTCCGTCTTATACTCGTTTACAGTTTTCGCCATTTTTCCTGTATATTTATTCGTTTTTTGTTTGATTTAGTCCAAAGTACCGCATTTCCAAAATTTTACATACGAAAAAACAAGACTGGGGGCGAGGTTTAACGGCACTACCCCCGTCTTAAAAAAGTACCCCCGGCCTAATCGTCCGGGCTTCCAAAAAATTTTTTTATAATATCCTGCACCTGCTTTTCGTTGCGCTTTCGTGTCGCATCCTTTCCACCCCTGCCCATCTCGGTATGTACCTTAACATGGCAGTCGTGGCATAATGCCTGTAGGTTGTGTGGGTCATACATACGCTGCACCCTCTCTGCGTGTGTAAACGCTTCCTCTACAGGTCGGATGTGGTGTACCTCTGTGGCTGGTGTCAGCAGTCCGTTATCCTTGCACCTCTGACACAAAGGATGTGCGGTTAATACATCGCGTCTTAGCTTTAACCACCGTGTAGTATGTATCAGCTTGTTATATTCCTTGTCCTTAGCCATATATCAGTATCATTTAAGTTTCTTGTTATTGTGCCTTACTGGTACCGTTCCGTCCGGCACTCTGTGTACATTGCTTAAATCGTCAAACATCGCATCTATATATCGCCCGTCATCTTCGGGCAAATCGTATTTCCTTTCCTCTGCCACTTCCATACGGTCTATAAGTATATGCGCAAACGCTACCACCAGCTCGCACAGGTTCTTAAACCCATGTTCGCGCTGTACCCTTTGCAACTTCTCATAAGTCGCCGGGTCTAACGATATGTTTACACGCTTCCTATTGCTCACAGTGTTTCCGTATTAAGTAATTAAGACTGTCTAATAAGCTCTGCTGTACGCCCTTTTTCCCCTCCAAAGCGGCACTGGCCCGCTCATCCACCGTACCGGCGCATATCAGATTGTAAACCGTAACAGGGTATTTCTGCCCCTGCCTGTGCAGTCTGGCGTTTGCCTGCTGGTAGTGTTCCAAATTCCAGCCGGTGCCAAACCATACGATATAGTGGCCGCCCTCCTGCATATTCAGCCCATACGCCGTACTTGCAGGGTGCGCCAAAAGTACGTCTATCTTTCCGGCGTTCCAGTCTTTCAAATCCTTTTCGCCTTGATAAACCCGTACCTCATAGCCTTTCAGCCGGGATGTGATACGCGGTATGTCGTGTTTGTACTGGTAGAACACCAGCACACTATTTCCGTTAGCCGCCTCCACTATCTCTGCCAGACGGTCTATTTTCTCGTTATGGATGTTGTGTACCTGCATATCTTCGTCATATATTGCGCCGTTGGCAAACTGGCTTAGCTTGTTCATCAGACCTGCCGCTGAATTAGCCAGAATGTTTGCAGGCTCGTTTCCGTGTTCGGCGGTGAACTCCAAAACCTTTTCTTTCTCAAACTTGGTGTATGCCGCCATCGTCTTTTCGCTTAGGTACACTTTGGCTGTGTGCATTATCATGTCCGGCAGTTGCAGGTAGTCTTTTGCCTGCATACTTAGGCATATATCGGCTATCTTCGCCCTTATTATTTCCTCACAGCCTTTTTTCACGTCACAGCGGACTATTATGTTATTCCACTTGTGCGTTTCAAAATACGCCTCACGGTATTTGCTGATAGACTTGCCCAGCCTTTGGCCTTGGTCTATACAGTACATCTGCGCCCATAGGTCTATAAGCCCGTTTGGTGCCGGGGTGCCGGTCAGACCGATAACACGTTTGACGCTCGGCACGGCTATGCGCATGGCCTTAAACCTTTCGCTCTTTGCACTCTTGAAACTGGTAAGCTCATCTATCACCAGTGCGTCAAACGGCAGTTTGCCACCGTATTTGCCCACCAGCCAAACAAAGTTATCGCGCCCGGTCACATACACATCAGCTTTCTGCGCCAAAGCCATACACCGCTGCTTTTCCGTTCCGATAACCTTAACCACTTTGAGGTCGTGCAGGTGTTCCCACTTTTCGGCCTCCGTACTCCATGTGGTTTCCGCAACCTTTTTAGGGGCCACTACCAAAGTGCGGCTAATCTCGCAGTCATCTATCAGCTGCTGTATGGCGGTCAGCGTTGACACCGTTTTGCCCAGCCCCATGTCTAAAAACAGTCCGCAGTGTGGCTTGTCGATAATCCACTGCATCGCTGTGCGTTGGTAGTCGTATGGCTTGTAAATCATAGGTCACGTCATTTATAAGGTTCTAACACTTCGTCCACATCCTCTTTGCTCCGGCACACGTTAACCGTGTGGCCCATGCCGCGCAGTTGGCGTATGCGTATCTTTTGCACCTCATTCAGTCTGCCGTCCTTGCTTTTCAGTTCCACCCAGAAAACCACGCCGCCGGATAACAGGCAAATGCGGTCTGGATAGCCCACCATGCCAGCGTTACTGTACTTTAGGCACACACCACCCATTTGTTTAATGCTGTCACACAGGTAGCGTTCTATCATCTTCTCCGATACATCGGCGTGCTTGACTATATTTGCTATGTTCTTTTTCATTGTAACTCTGTTTTTGTATTTTCCTATAATACCTTTTACGCGCATACATATATGCGTTTTTATGCGTATAAGTGGGTATAACTCTATAAATCACATTAACTATATCTTACTACTACTTCTATGGTTACATAGTTACATTTGCTTGTAAATGCTTGATATTATGTTATTTACAGTGTAACTTTTTAATGTAACTAAATATGTAACCAAATTTTCGGTTACATTCGCTACTTTTAGGTTCACTGTAACTTTTATGCGTTTTCGGTTACAAATCATCTTCGGTTACATCGTTAATTCGCTCAAATGCTTTTTGTACACCATACCATCTGTCGGCGTGCCTACTTGCGCCCACTCGTTCCCAATTAGGCATATCCGCTATCAGTTTGCTAACTTTCCGTGTCATGTACTTAAATTCCTTGTCTGCCATATCGCGGCCCAGTTGCTCGCAGACAAATTCGGCTGCGCAAACTCTGGTGCGCACCTCCACGCCCTCGGCTTGCAGTGGGTCTGGCGTGCGTATGTACCTGCGCCTGTCCGCTATGTCGCGTGTAGGCCAGTCAGCAGGCAGTTTCATATCCAGAAACTTGTACAACATAGCCACCATAGGGTCGTCGCTGTCATCGTTATATGCTTCCTGCCTCTGCCTTGCCTCGGCTTCTAATCGGTCATCTAAATACAGTTTTTCACCGCGCCTGTAATACTCCACGGCTTCTGCCCAAAGCTGGTCACGGTCACGGTCTAACGCCGCCTGCCAGTCCTTGTGCTTCCGCAGTGCAGGGTCAACGGCGATAACCCAAAATCGCCGGTTCCCGTTGTCGCCTTTCAAAAACAGGGCTTCATTAGTAGTGCCGCAGAAAACGCACTGCCTCGGATGTTCGGCTTTGCGCCTGTCGTATGCGGCCCGGTATATGTCTATGCGCTTGGATAGGTAGGCTTTCACGCTCTCTACATCGCTGCGTTTGATACTGGCAAGTTCGCCCATTTCGATAATCCATGCGCCGCGCAGCTGGTCCATGCCCTCTTTGCCCTCAGTCGTGGTTATGCTGTCGTTAAACCAGCTGCCGCCCATCTTGCCCAACAGCGTAGATTTTCCGGCACCCTCCGGGCCTGTAAGGATTAAGCAGTAGTCATATTTGCAGCCCGGCTGGAATATGCGCGTAACCGCCGCCGTGAAATGCTTGCGCGTCATAGCCCGGTTTAGTTCTGTATCCTCTGCGCCGATATAGTCAATAATCAGCCGCTCCAGCCGTGGCGTGCCATCCCATTTTAGGCTGTTCAGATAGTCTTTGATAGGGTGGTAGCTGTGCCGTGTCAGTACGGCTGTAGTCGCATCATAGATTTTGTCCTTACCTGTTATGTCGTAGTTTCTTTCCAGCCATACGCGCAAATTCGCATCGTCCCGGTCGCTCCAGTTCCTTGCCGACTTGTTCCACGGCAGACCGCCCACCACAGCGTCAAAGCCTGTAAACTCATCATGTATTATGTGGCCTTTTAGTGCAGGGTCATTTTCCAGTATCAGTATTATGTTTTGGATGTTCCCCAGCAACTTGCCGGATTTTGTGTACTCCAGTTCGGCTTTCCACTCATCGTTATAATCTTCCGGCATTTCCACATCGCCGAAGTCATCAGCCACGGACGCGCTGCGCTCCCTTGCCATCAGCAGCTTTACGTTTTTGTCCTTGCTGGCAAATTCCTGCATTTCCGCATAAGACGGCTTGCGCGTTACGTCCGTTGCCCGGCTCCCCTCATCCTTGACACCGTACAGGTGTATGCGGCACAGGTCGAAAGCGTTGCACAGTTGACGGCTTGACGGGTCGGTTTCATGGTGACTGTATGCAAACTTGTGTTCGTAACACACCAGACCGCCAGCCACGCTGCCCATCTTGTAGGTGTACCGCCCCGGCGTGCCTGTCGGCTCGTAGTAGTCACCTAAAAACCGCTCTATCGCTTCCTCTATGGTGTATGCCCGGCAAAATGCGCCGATTATGCCCTGCTTCTCGGTGGGGTCGCCTGCCTTTTTTATCTCATGTGCTATTACCGTGTTCTCACGGCTTGACATCGGCCACGCACTCACATCGAACGGGTCAACATATTGCGCCAGTATCTTGTCAACGTTGCACGCCGGGCCGTCCTGCCACTCAAACACGAAATCCGCATCCTTGGACGTGCTGGGCCAGTAAAACAGCCTCGGCAGTTCGTAGGTGGTATCATCGAAAAGGTCTATACCCAGTTCCGCCGCTATCTTCCGGCAAAGCGGCTCGTATTCCGCCGGGGTTACTTGTCTGCTTAATGGGAATACCAGACGGTACCGGGGCGTGGCCTCGCTGTGCTTGTGCGTGCTGTACAGCATTGCCGCGAAGTTGAAAGCCATACAGAAGTCATCCCACACGTTTACCGTGCCGTAGTCTATATCCAGCGTAGCCACGCTGCGGTACAGCACATTTGTATTTTTGCGTATTCCGCCGCTCAGATACCCGCCGACAAAACCGCCCACGTCCTTTACGTTGCTTTGTTCCTCCCTGCTCATGCGCGCGTATTCCGCCGCCGTTTCCCCGGTGCGCTTCGTTTCGCTGCACCGCTCCAGCAGTTCAGACCATTGCCAGTGCCGGTTACGCCATTTCTTCGATACCCGGCTGTGCGCTGTGGCTAAATCTATCGTAAAATCATATTTCAGCTTATTAAATTTCATGGTCTATAATGTTTTGGAAATACGCCACATTCTCAGCATCGCAGTAGATTGTTACCGCCCTGTGCTTTTCTTGACTTGTACCCACACGCAGCGTGTAGGGCTTCGCCTCATCCTCCAGACGGTCGTACAGCCTATGCAGCTGCTCCGCCGATATGTCAGCAGATATGCTTTTCAAATCCTTTTCGTCCATAGCTCAGTCCTCCGGGATATAATCTATACAGCTGTCCTGTGCATCATCTACTGCGTTGTCAGTTAGGCTGCACTCACTGCCCATATAGGTGTGTATGCAAAGTGCGCAGTTACCGCAGTTTCTTGGCTTTTCATCCTCGCGGTTATTGTTATCAGTTTCCATATTTAGATTATAATTTTTCTATTTTGTCTACTATTCCGGCGCAGTCGCCATTTTCTCTAAATCTCTTTACACACCAGCCGCAAACATCACGGTAATTTCCATTTTTGAAATACACCCGCCATTTTGCCCGTCTGGCTCTGTCATGGTCTATACTACATAGCACCCCCCCGGTACTGGTGGGTCTAATTCCGGAAATAGTGTTAGTTGTTTTTCTCGTATCTCCATAATTTCTTTTTGTCTTTTGTCGAATTTGTCTATTTTCAGTGCTACTTCCTGTAGCGTTAATCCGTACTTAAATCCGGTGCTGCACAGATTAGGCGTGTGGCTTAGTTCTTCCAATTCCTGCCATAAATTCGGGTGCAGTTTTCGCAGACGGGATAGGCTGGATATTTTGGCATTAGGACAAAACCAGCAGCCGCCCCGTGTATCCATCCGGTAAATAGGGGATAGCAGGTTATGTTTTACGCATAGTTCCTTTGCCATTGCCTCCGTATATCCGTACTTTGCAAGCAGTGATATTTTTCGGTCATTCAGCCGCAGCAGCCGTTTCGGTTCATCTGCCGCTATGCCGATATACTCCGTGACATCTTCGCCCAAATTCCGCAGATACTGTTTTATCGGCTTTACTTTGCAGTCCCGGTTTATGGTACATTTGCCAGCCAGCGGAAAGCCGTATATCTTGCCTACGTGCTTCCCCCCCTACGGTGTTTTGAAAAAAATACATATAGTCCCGGTCGCTGCGCAGTATGCGTGTTTTCACTCCCATAGCCTCAAATCGTGGTATGGCTGTACTATGTATCCAGTCTATATGCTCCGGTATTTCGCCGGATATGTTCCGGGCGTGGTCAAACATCACTTCCGTAAACAGAATTTCGTCCAGCGGCTCGTTATGCTCCAGTGCCAGCAGCACAGTAGCCACGCTATCTTTTCCAAAACTGCATGAAGCAAAGTATTTCATATCTGGGTATTTAATGCCCGGCTTTCGCCGGGCTAAAGTTTAACTACTAAAGATTAACTGTTTAGGGGTAAAAATGCTGAAACGGGCCTAACCCTGTAACGGTACGCGGCCTTAGTGGTGTTGCCCGCGCCGCCACTGCTGAGGTACAAAGTCCACGCGTTGGTCGCGCTGTATTGCGTGCTGCTCCAGTACCAATCATTACGCAGCGGTTCGCCTCCTACGGCTTCCAGTGCAGCGTTAATCTGGGTAAAGTGTGCCAGAATAAAATACAGTTCGCCCAGACTTGGTATATACTCATCATCAGCGATACCCATGTTAAGAATGTCCCGTATATCGTCTGTGGCGGTCTTGCCGTCCATATCCTCTGCGGCACGGTGGTAGTCGGTAATAAAGCGTGTGCCGCCCTGCTGTGTTGTCAGTTCTACATCGTCATCGCTTATGTCGGTCAATGCCAGCACCAGCGATTTGCCGCCGAAGTTAACGCCTACACCAGTACAGCCCTGTGCTGATACTTCCTGTCCGGTATATGGCACAGCCGTTTTTCCGTACATCAGATAAATGCCGTCTGCCAGTTCGGTAGTCGGTTTGCTCTCCGGCTGTGGCTCCGGTTCGTTACCCATCACGAAATCATAACTTTTCTTTGCTATTTCCTCATCAAAGCCGCAATCCTTAAATATGAAGTAACGCAGCATCTGTTCATTTGTTAATTTGCACATATCAATACTGGTTTAATTTGTTAATGTTCTTCTTTACTTTCGCTACGCACTCATCGCCCACATAGCTGTTAGCGGCTTCGCCCCGTGCGCTCAGTATCTCATCCTCCAGCCCGTCACCGAAGCCGTGGAAAAAGCACAGAAACTTAGTGCCGTTGGATAACTCCACTACATAGGGCTTATCGTCCCTGTAGTCAAAATCTTCTTTCTCCAGACCGCTAACGCTCACCGTGTAGTTAGGGTTAAACTCTATTACGTCATGGTGCGCAGTCCAGCGTTTATCACCGTACCGCTTTATAGCAGCATAGTAAAACCTTAAAAATCTTCTGTCTGTCATACTCTTAGTCTTTTAGGTAATAAGGTGTCGTGTAGCCTGCGCCTTTCAGTGGTAGGTCACGGCACCAGTCAATAGGTTTGCTAAAAATCGCCTCCACGCTCTGTAGTGTCTGCCCCGGTTCGGCTTCTACTACTATCTCATCGTGGATATGGAAAACAATGTGCAGCCCTGCATCCTCTGCACGCAGAATGATATGCCCCAGAATGTCACGGGCTATGGCTTGTACAACGTTCTCGGTCAGCTTGCCGCCGTAGGTGCGTATCTTTTCCCACTTCTTCGTAGTCTGGTTCAGCCCTTCGTACTCGATAATCTCGTGGTCGCCTCTCCAGCCATCGTTACTTTCCATGCCGATACCGGCGCGTGGGTAACAGATAGTGCGCCCGGACGGTAGGGTTACCAGCAGCATACCCCAGCGGTACGATACGACTATGCCCCTGTTAATGGTGATACGTTCCCCGGTCTTTATGGCTCTTACGGCTGCGGTTTCAATGATAGCCCAGAACTTGACTATACGGGGGTTCGCAGACCGCCAGCGTACTACTATGTCCTTTTCTTCCGTCTGGCTTAATCCCATGCGGCTACCGCCCATGTTTTCCAGTGCGGCCACGCCGCCACCGTAACCCAATGCAAGCACGGCTATCTTACCCTTTTGCCGCAGTTCCGCATTTTCGCCGTGCTTCTCTACCTTGCAGTGGAACATCTGCCCTGCGGTAGCACAGTATATGTCACCGCCTGCACGGAAAACATCCAAAACCCACTGCTCGCCAGCCAGCCACGCTATTACACGCGCTTCTATGGCTGAAAAGTCGCAGACATGGAAAGTGCAGCCGGGCTTGGCGATAAACGCCGTGCGTATCAGTTCGGATAGTACATAAGTGGGGTTAGCGTAGTTCAGCTCGAAATCGTCCAAATCGCCTGCCTTAACCAGACTGCGTGCGTAGTCCAAATCGGGCAAATGGTTCTGCGGTAGGTTCTGCACCTGTACCAGCCTGCCAGCCCACCGCCCGGTACGTGCCGCGCCGCAGAACTGTAACAGACCGTGTATGCGTCCATCATCGCAGACACATTCCAGCATAGCACAGTATTTCTTCGTTGAGGTCTTACCCATTTCGCGCCGTATGCCTAATACTTTTTGCGCTTTCGGCCAGTAGATAAGCTGGTTTTCCAAATCGTCTAAATTTTTCTTATTTAAGCTGTCAACCGAAAAGCCAGTAACCCTGTGCAGCCAGTCTTTAATCTGCGCCGGGCTGTTAGGGTTTTCCAGCCCTGTTAGTGCTTTGGCTTCTTCCAGCAGCTGCGCTTTGTACTCATCATCAAAGCGCGTAGCGTTTTCAGCCAGTTGCCGGTCTAACAGCACGCCCCGGTCGTTGATAATCTGGTCAACCGTGTACAGTCTTTCGTCAAACGCAGCCGGTTCCAGCCTACGCACTTTGGCTAATATCTGTTGCTCTACCTCAACGTCCCGGATATTGTATCGCTTGAAAACGTCCCAGCGGTCGGGCGCATCGCTCGGTAAGTGCCGTTTGCCCTTGGTAGGGGTTGAGAAATAGCGTATAAGCGTCTTACCCTCTTTCATCTTGCCGTTTTCCAGTCTCAGCACTTCGCCGCATTGCTCCAGCGATAGCGGTAGCCCCATGCGTGCGGCGCGTACCATAGTGCATTTCCACTGTGCAGGGTCTAACGGCTTGCCGAAAAAGTACCTGCCTATGCAGACACGCTCGAAAGCGGCGTTAAACGCTGTCTTTATTACCGCCGGGTCGGTCAGTGCGGCAAATACTTCGGGTGGTATCTGTTCGCCCTGCGCCAAATCAACGCACGACACCGGGCCGCCGTCAACGCAGTAGCCAAACAGCAGTATAGCAAAGTCCGGGGCCTCCACGTATCGGTAAACACCGCATTTGGTAAGGTCGTAGCTGCTGTAGGTCTCTATGTCTATACCTATCTCTCGCATCCGGCTAATCCTTTCTCAACTTGTTAAATCGCATTTTCAGATTAACCATTTTGCGCAGACGCTCTATGTCGTGCCGGTCTGCCATGCGTCCGCAGACAAACTGAACAGCCCCGGATAGCAGCATTACATCTATAGACCGCTCCGGCTTGAAATTGCCGCCAGCTTCCGTTTTGGCTTCCCACAGCCACGTAGCGGCCACTATAAGAATGTCGGCCAGTTCGTCTGCCGCCGTATTGTGCAAATTAGCCTCGTAGTAAGCCGCAAAATCTTCGTCCGATAGTTTGCCCGTCTTTTCTATTATCTCGTCAAATTCGGGTGTTTCTGCGCTTCTGTCGGCGGCTTTCCAGTATTCGCCCAACTCTATGCGCAAAGACTTGATACAGCCTACGCCTGTGGTGTCTTTGCCGCGCCTTGTGGCTGCGGTGTGACATTGTTTTGCTATGTTAAAAAGTAAGTCGTACATCTTGTTTCTTTTTTTTGGAAAACCCCGGCGGCTCCGTGGCCTTTAATCCTTACCGCCGGGGTGGGTCATGCCAGTTTATAAATCTTCGTCATCTTCCATATCCAAATCGGCAAAGTCGCTTTCAGCCGAAGCCCTGCCGCCCAGACGCTCATCGTCTTTGTACTTCATAATGTTGTTGAGGCCGCACGCTACGCCCCTGTTACCGTTCTTGTCGTAGCCGTAGAAAGTCACGGACATTATAGCCCATACGCCGCTATAAATATCGTCCTCGTCCACTATCGGGGCTTTATTCTTATCCACAATGCCGGGGCGCGTGTTGCTCTTGGCGTTGACGTACAAATGTCCTTCGTAGGTGTCATCCTCTTTGTCCGTGTCGCCATCGTGCAGCGGCATATCCAGCTTCTTAGGCTCTTTGCCGCTCCACTTCGACACTATGGCGGCTTTCTTTGCGGCCTCTATAGCCTGCTGTAACGCGGCTATGGTTTCCTTTTCCTCTTTCGGTATCAGTACGTTTGTCATGTACTTGCCGTTAGCGGTATCGCCATCCGGCGCATACTTGCTGAATACGTGTGTGTAACTCAATCGGCACGGGCCGAACACTACCTTAGTGTCTTTTACAATCGGTGTAATCATATCTTTAACTTTTTATTCACTCCCGGAACGCCGGGCCGTTTTTATTGTTTATTCGTTCTAAATCCATGTACAGCTATACCCAGCAGGATAGCCAGATACAATGCCCAAAAGGGGTGCTGCATCACAAAATCAAATACTGTCTGCATCGCTAAACATTTACGTCCTTGAAATCATCCAGCACCGGGTCTATCGCCGGACGCTTGTCACTCTCCGGGGCCAGTGTCGGTTTGCCCTGCGGCTTCTCGATATACTCACTACAGATAGCGGCAAACTGTTTCTTACCTACCAGTTTCTCCAGCTCGGTAATGGTGCGCAGTTCCTGCGGCTTGTATATCTCGATAGTCTTGTAACCGGCTTTGTTGAGTGCCACGGCCGCCGCGTCTTGGTTTACTATTTTCCGTATGCTGCGGCCCTCTACGATTTTCCAGCCCGGTAGCTGTACGCCGCTTAACGCCTGTTGCAGGGCGTAATCTTCCACACCGGCTAACCACGTCTTAACCGTGGGCAACAAAGGCAGTACGTCTTTTGCCAGTTCGTCTGTGCCTATCAGTTTCGGGTCGTTGGTAATGGCTTCCGTGCATAGCTTGGTAAGCGCACGGCATTTGCTTTTCACTTTGCAGAACTGGCACCAGTTGCCGGGGTTCTGCGCCCCGTTGCCATCGTAGGCTTCACGTGCTTTCGGCACCAGTGTTTCGTCAACCCACGCCAACAGGTCGGATATAGATAACTCAAACTCGCTGAGGTTGTCGATACGCGGCTGTATAATCGTCATGCGTACACGGTCTATTTTGTACTCGAAGTTAAACCGGTCGTATGCGCCCAGCGCGTATATCATCATCTGGGGGTTACGGTATGCGGACACTTTCACGCCCTTGCCATACTTGAAGTCTATAACCTCCATCGTGCCGTCTGCGATAATAATAGCGTCCGCAGTTCCGAAAGCGTCCGGGATGTAGTTGCTGAAATCCAGCCATGTTTCGATAAGCAGCTGCGCATCCTCCACAGTGGCGCGTGCGGCGTTATATTTCTCCAGCACGATAGTTTTGTACGTGTCGGTGTATTCGTCCATTTCGCCCGTGTGGTATTCCTCGTTAAGCTCGTTAATCTCTGCCACCTCATCGGAAATGTCGTAGCCCAAAAACTCTTTCAGTTTCATAGCGCAGTAGGCGTGTGCTAACGTACCCTCGGCGGCATAGCTGCTGCCGCTGTCCGGCTCGTTTACCTCCAGCCTCGGTGCGGCTGTACAGTTAATCCATCTGTGCGCTGCGGACGGACTTAATAATGCGTGCTTTCCCATAGGTCAAAACGGACAATCTTCTACTAACTCATCATTCTTCACAGCCACCGCATCGCAGCAGGCTATAAACTTGGCGCGGCTCTCGCTGTCCGGCAATGCGCTGGGCTTTTCCGCACCAAACATGGCGGCCGTGTTCTTAAACCACCCTGTCAGCGTCCTATGCCACCGCTTGTAACCCTCGCTGTCGGTCTTTTCCTTGTAGTTCTCGCCCTCTATGCGCCTGCGTGTCCTATCCATCGCCGCACGCACATCTACTTCCGTGTACTCCTTTTGCCCTGCCTGTTCGGTTTGTGTGGGTTCGGGGTCGGCTGCTTCCTGCGGTTCCGGCTCTGGCTCTGGTGTCGGTTGAGGCTCCGGCGCATCCGTTACGGTTTCGGCTTTGCTCCCGGTCGGCTTGTTGGCTACTTCCGGCTTAGTCTGCGACTTCGCCGGTTTGCTTGGCTTCGGTGCGGCTGGCAGTTCTGCCACCTGCGCCGGACGGTTCACTACGGACGAAAGCAGCGTAAATAGTTCGCTGGTAAGTCCGATATTAACCTGTACGTTAATCTGAATTGGTTGCATACTAAATTTGATTTATTGGTGATTAAATTTCGTCATCGTCTAACACTTGTATTTTGCCCTGCTTTTCCCAGCGTACCAGTAGGCGGTATGCTGCATACCCTGCTGCAAATCCCACGGCCTTTGTCACGAAAAAGACCGTAAACCATCGCACGTTATCTAACGCCGTGTCCGGCTCTGAAAAAATGCCCAAAGTGGCAATGAAGCCCAGCGCGAAAAGCACTGTATAGTAAAATGACTGTTTCATATTCTGTAAATTTGAATTGTTATAAATAGGTAGTTTCCCAGCACTTGATTATGTGCCGCCCGGTGGTGAACTTTGCCCGGCCCGCTTTGCGCACAAAGAATTTGATACAGCCGTTATCCTCCCAGCGTTTCACGGTATGCCGCTCCACGCCCAGAAGTTCCGCTGCCTCTTTCTGGTTGTAGCGTCTATCGGGGTCACACACCGGCTTAACTGTTACCATGCTTCGTTACGGTTAGGGTCAGTCCGTCTGACTTGCAGGCAAACCGGCAGTTCTCCATCTTCTGCATTGCATAGGCGGTGTTTTTCTGGCTATCCATGTCGTAGCCGTCTTTGCACTGGACGGTAATCGCTTCGCCTATTTTCATGGCTCGTAGGCGGTCACGGGTAATCTTTTCTTTCTTTTGCTCCATTTTTCAATACTTTACAGTTAAAAACTTGGTTCGTTTGTTGGTGCAAAGTTAGGCGTTTTTTCTGTAACCTCCAAAGAAAATCCACAGAAATTTCGGCTGCTACCGAAAAATTTAACCTGAAAATAGGCATATAGCCGCTGGTAGCATTTTTAACCGTGCTTGATTTTATCTATATTGC